TAGATACAATATTAAAAAGGGGAGGCGTCAAAACCTCCCCTTTTTTTTAGCATATAAATAATCATATGGTAGATATAACTACAACAATTAAATCATTCAGTAGACAGCCTGAACAACAGAATTATTCTTCACCAACACAGTTTAAGTTTAATATACATAAACTGCCTAAAGTAGAATATTTTGCTACTTCAATTAATGTGCCTGGTATCACACTAGGTTCTGCTGAACAAACAACACCGTTTAAAGATAGACCTATACCTGGTGATAAGTTAACTTACGATACTTTACAGTTAACATTTTTAGTTGATGAGGGTTTAGCAAACTACCAAGAGATACATGGATGGTTAATAGGATTAGGATTTCCTAGAACAAACCAAGAGTATCAAAATTTACAATTGTCTGGTGATTCAAATTTTCCAGGAACATATAAACCTTCTTCTACAGAATTAGGTAAAACCAAATATGGAGCTAGTGGTGATGGTGGAACATATTCTGACGGCACACTTACAATATTGTCTAATCAAAATAATCCGTTAACAGAAATAAGATTTAGAGATTTATATCCTATATCATTAACTGGATTAAGTTATGACCAACAACAAACAGATGTTAATTACTTAACATCAACAGTCACTTTTCAATATTTAATTTATGATTTTGCTACAGTAGGCAACCCAAACACAACAATTGTAACGACTTAAAGCCTTTACTAAATAAAGGTTATATGATATAATGGAGATATTATGGATTTAGAACAATTACAAGAATTGGTTGATAAAGATTTGAAAATCAATGATACAGAACTTGATTTAGAAGCTCTTAAAACACCTCAATTACACAACAAATATATGAAACACTTAACAAAGTTTAAGTTAATGTTAAGTCGAGCAGAAACAGAATATAATACTTTAAAAAGAAGTAAGTGGGAATACTATACTGGTAAAGCCCCAGCAGATGTATATGCTGAAAAACCTTTTGACTTAAAGATATTAAAAACTGATTTAGACAAATACTTAGATTCAGATGAAGAACTACAAAGACAAAAACAAAAAGTTGATTACTTACAAACAACAGTTGACTTTTTAGATAGAACTATTAGACAAATAAGTAACAGAGGGTTTTTAATTAAAGACGCTATTGATTGGAGAAAGTTTACTAGTGGAGCTATTTAATGTTTTTAGAATCTACCCATTACATTAAAGAAGAAGCATTTTCAAAAGAGTTTTGTGAATCTGTTATGGAGACAGGTTATAAAAAGAAACTTGAATTGGCAAAAATACAAGATGGTGATAAATCTAATCGTAAGTCTTATGTAACTTGGATTGAAGATGACAATTTAGTCAAACAAATTACTCCTGTTATTAATGAAGCTAATGAAAAGACTGGTTGGAATTTTTTATTACGAGAGTTTGAACCTTTACAATATACGGTGTATAGTATTCAAAATCATTATGATTGGCATATTGATACTCACACAAAACCTTATGATAATGGGTTAATGAGAAAAATAAGTTTTACAATATGTTTAAATGATGATACAACAGTTAACAATAATTACACAGGTGGTGATTTTGAAATATGTATACCTCACCCTTATCACAATAAAAACAAATATTTTAGATTTAGAAAAGTTTTTAAACAAGGAACAATTATTGTATTCCCTTCACATTGTTGGCATAAAGTTCACAAAGTTATATCAGGCACTAGAAAAGTATTAGTCGGTTGGGTTGTAGGAAAGCCATTTGTATAATGACAACCACTCGGTACTTAGTTATTGATAAGAAAGATGAGGTCTATTTAAAGATAGAAGCTGATTCTGATATTCGTAGAGAATTAGGAGAATACTTTACATTTGAAGTGCCAGGTTTTAAATTTATGCCTCAATATCGTAATCGAGTATGGGATGGAAAGATAAGATTATTTTCATATGCTAATGGGCAAATATATGCTGGCTTATATCCTTATATACTTGATTGGTGTGAAAAAAACGAAGTACAAGTAGTTGATGGCACAAAGATAAAAGATATTAATGTATCAGATGATAAAATTGATAAGTTTATAAAAGCACTAAAAGTACCACTAGAAATAAGAGATTATCAGAAAGAAGCATTTGTACATTCTGTAAAGAAAAGTAGATGTTTATTACTATCACCTACGGCGTCAGGTAAGTCATTAATAGTCTATTTAATACTGATTTTTAACCTCCTACGGCTAAAAGATACAAAAGATAATAAAATACTCATCATAGTCCCTACCACATCACTTGTTGAACAGTTATTCAAGGATTTCAAAGACTATGGGTATAATAGTGACAGAAATGTACATAAGATATACTCTGGACACGATAAAGATACAAATAAGAGAGTTGTCATTTCTACATGGCAATCAATCTATAATCAACCCAAAAAATGGTTTGACCAATTTGGTATGTTGATTGGTGATGAAGCACACTTGTTTAAGGCAGTATCATTGACAAAGATAATGACTAAATTAACAAAGTGTAAATATAGAGTAGGTTTAACAGGAACACTTGACGGAACTAAAACACATAAGTTAGTATTAGAAGGTTTATTTGGTACTGTGAATAAAGTAGTTTCAACAAGTGAACTACAAGAAAAGAAACAATTAGCTGATTTAAAAATCATGTGTTTAATTTTACAACATGATAAAGATGCTCGACATTTTTTAAAAGATAAATCTTATCAGGAAGAAATGGATTATCTTGTTTCAAATGAAAAAAGAAACAAGTTTATAAGAAACTTAGCATTAAATTGTAATGGTAATACACTATGTTTATTTCAATATGTTGAAAAACATGGACAATTACTCAAAGATATGATTGAAGAAAAGGCACAAGACAAACAAGTATTTTATGTCTATGGAGGAGTAGACGCTGATGAAAGAGAAAAGATTAGAGAAATTACGGAAGAAAGTGACAACGCTATTATTGTGGCTAGTTACGGTACCTTCTCCACTGGCATTAATATTAAGCGGTTACACAATATTATTTTTTCTAGTCCTAGTAAAAGCAGGATTAGGAATTTACAGTCCATAGGAAGAGGATTAAGATTACATGATAGCAAATCTCATGCTACATTATATGATATTGCTGATGATATAACTTATAATGAAAAAGAGAATTATACGCTAGCACACTTTAGGGAAAGAATAAATATTTACAATGAGGAAGATTTTAATTATGAGATACATAACATAGAGTTAAACAATGGAACAAACAACAATAAAAATATTGAAACAAATTAAGATAGTTAAACTTGTTAATGGCGATGATGTCGTGGCTGCTTTTCCTATTGAACAATTGGAGGATAAATCTGCTCTTTTACGACTAGTAAAACCATTACAAATTAAATATGTTCCTCAATTTACAAAAGGTGGATTGAAAGATTATGTTGCTTTGATTAAATGGGCAGCCTATACCCACGACCAAATCGTAACTGTGCCAAAAGATAAAATCTTAACAATAACAAATGCCACTGATGAGATGTCAAAAAGTTATCATCAAATTGCTGAAAGTTATAATCAATTAGAGAATCCCAAACAAGATAACAGACGTTATGAACAAGAAAGATTAGATGAAGAAATGGAAGAAGAATATAATGAAATGTGGGATACTTTCCGTGATACTAAAAAGACTTTAAATTAGGTCTATGTCAAAGGGGGACACGCCCTATTATATTCAAAAAATTGTAAATGTCAACCCTCGTTTGCTAATGACACAGCATTGACAATTATTACATATTGTAGTATATTAATATTATGAAAACAAAAAAGAAAACTGAACATTATGTAGACAATAGTAAGTTTTTAGAGGCGATGAAGGACTACAAAAAACTTTGTAGAAAGGCAAAGCGTGAGAAACAAGAAAAGCCTCCAGTAACAGATTATATAGGTGAATGTTTTTTAAAGATTGCTAATCACTTATCTTATAGACCTAATTTTATTAACTATACATTTAAAGATGATATGATATCAGACGGTATTGAAAACTGTTTACAATACTTAGATAACTTTGATCCCGATAAATCTAAAAATCCATTTGCTTACTTTACACAAATTATTTTCTATGCTTTTGTTCGTAGAATACAAAAAGAAAAGAAACAAGTAACAATTAAATCAAAACTTATTATGGAATCTAATTATGATGACATGACATTACAACCAGGAGAAGATAGAGAATTTAGAAATCAATTTAGTGAATTTTTAAGACAGAATACAGTAATTGACGAAACACCAAAAGAAAAGAAACCAAGAAAGAAACGAACAGCAAAATCTAGTTTAGAATTTTTTATATAATGAGAATAGCCATATTAAATGACACTCACTTTGGTGTGAGAAACGATAGTTCTGCTTTTTCAGACTATATGTTTAAGTTTTATGATGAACAATTCTTTCCGTATATGGAAGAAAACAATATCAAAACACTCATACACTTAGGTGACTTAACGGATAGAAGAAAGTTTATCAATTTTAAAACTGCCCATTTGTTTAGACATAAGTTTATGAAGCGATTGTGGGATATGAAAATTGATACTCATATTATATTAGGTAACCACGATACCTATTATAAGAATACAAACGAAGTTAATTCAGTTAGTGAACTATGTACAACCTATGATGGACAGAATGAACCTTGGATTTATACAAGTGCTAAAGAAGTTGAAATAGGTGGTTGTCAAATGTTATTTCTTCCTTGGATATGTGATGATAATTATGATGATTCAATTTAT